GGCTCTAGGGAAAACAGCATGAACAATCGAATGCTCCTTATACGGGTCATCATTTAAATCTTTTTCTATCTGACGCGGCATCTTGGCATCTGGAAACTGCATAGAAATCGCCCGAGCAGTCAACTTAAACTTGCGATAAACAGTATCAACACGCCCACTAGGATCTTCGCTAATACAAACCTCGGCAATGTGGCGACAAGCAAAACGCAAGCCACCCTCTTCAGACTCAACATAGAAAGCGCCAGTGCCAAAAACAACTAAGTCATAATACAACTCATGGATCTCTTGCTGGAAATTAGAACGGTTAAAATGCTGGTACATCTGATCCATGCAGATTTCTAACCACTCGTTTGCAGCATCATCACGCTGCAAAGCAGTGTCACGATAACGCATAGAAAACCAAGGCGTACTAGGCGAAGTCAACATCCCATGCAAACTAGACGCCAACAACTCAACAGCGTGAATGGCCGTGCCGTCAAAAATCATCTCAGTGCGCTTGTCGCCCTGCGTTCTCTTCTTTGTAATGTCAGCCTTGCGCGGCAACATAAAATCAGCCAGCTCCTGCCAGTGAGACTCCCAATTGGATCGCTGACTTTGTAGCGTCTTATATCGTTTGTCTAAACGAGAAACTAGCGGATTAACTTGTGCCATTATTTTATCCCATAACTTGTCATCAATGTACGCTTAGGACGCATCTTAGAATCCTTAATGCCTTCCACCGCGCCCCCTTGAGTTCGTCCAGCCATCTTTTGCTGCGCACGCTCCAAAGGGTCAACAGTAGACTGACCAAGCATCGCAGCAGGCTGGGCGGCACTGCCACCCATAATGCCAGCAATGTTACTTAACTTTTTCTTCCCAATAAGCATACTAAGATCCAATCAATGAACGGCGGCGGCGTGTGTCTTCATCTTCGCCAGACCCCAACAAACCGCCTGGTTTAGTTAAAATAGTAGACTTGCGGCCACCCTCGCCAGCAGTGACCTCAACACCGTCACCATCGCCAAACGCCGCATCAGCAGCAGCGTCAACACCAGCATAAGACGGCACGGCGCCAAAAGAGCCAGAACCCATCATAGAAGTACCGCCACCTGATCCCGCAGCCGCAGCCATACGCTCAGACTTGCCTTGATCCTTTACGGCGTCAGCAACCGCCTTTTCAGCCCCAGCTAAAGCTCTTTCCCTGCGTTCAGCAGTCCGAGAATAATACTCGGTGTCGCGCGGCGTCATGCCAAAGTCCATCATAACGTCATTCTTCATAGCGTCAAAGCCGGTGCGCTGGGCCGTTGGCCTGCTTTGCATCGCTACTCTAGCTTCGCTCTCCCTACGATCCCTGCCTTCAGAAGGCCCACCAACTCCGCCACCGCCAAAAAATTTAGAAATCGAACTAAAAATACCCATATCTTATCTCCTACGCCGCAAACGGATTGTAATCATTGACGGCCTGACGCTGAGAAACCGCAACATGGCCCCGAGCCTCACGAATACCAACAGCCAAATACCTAAAAGCATCAGCCGCATGGCTCGACCAATCGTGGACAGGTGAAGTCCTAAAGCTCCTAGTGCGCTCATTATAAGCCCTGTGATACTGCCGCAAACATTCCAAACCATGCCCACACTTCTCTCTGTCAAACCATAAACGCGGCATCAACATCTGTACCGCGTGTATGCCATCCTCAATCGGCAACTTAGGAACAACCCGAAAGTTCAAGCCAAGATCCCAAGCAACCTCTCGCCTACTCTTGCCAGACCCCAATTCCCTAACCTCAATATCGTGCGGGGCATTGTGATCGCCATACAAATAACCCTTAGAAGTTAAAATCTTGCAGTAATGAGGCAAACCCTCACCCCTAGCTTCATAGTAATCTACAACATGTATAGCACGGCCAACCGTTTGCGTAAACCATATTGCTGTGCTGTCGCCAACACCCAAGTCCCACCATGTGTCAACCTTAACAGAAGGGTCATAAGGAACATTGCAAACACGGCCATCTAACTGCGCAGTCTCCATCTCCTTACCATAAACAGCACCAGGAACATTTGCATTCCATGAACACTCAAATTCCTGCTGATACTGGTCATGCGTCATCATAGACTGAGCAGCCTTCAATTCCTCATCGTCTAACAACCCAGTTTCACTCGCCTTGTAAACAGCAGCCAACCAATCAGGGTTCCCAGCAGCCTCTTCATACCGATCAAAGAAAGCATTGTGACCCTTCGGAGTACCAACAAAAACACACCAGCCCTTCCGATCAGACAAAGCAGGACGCAACACCTCGGGAAAAACATTCTCAGGCATGTCGGCAACCTCATCCATTACACAGCCGTCAAGGTAAATACCCCGCAAACTATCCGGATTCTCAGCACCTAAAAGACTGATCCGCGCACCGTTAGGCAAATCACACCGCAACTCAGTCTCGTGAAACCGAACATTCGGGATCTTCCCAGCAAACTGTTTTATATAATCCCAAGCTACATTCTTCGCTTGGCGATAGGTGGGCGCCATATAGGCATACCGGGGGTTCTCTTTTCCAGACATCAAAGCATCACGCAAAACATGGTTGATCGCCCAAACAGTCTTGCCAAACCGCCGGTGACAAACAACAACACCCCAACGCTTCAAACTCATCTCATTATGCAGCTTTAACTGCAACTCCCTCGGCTCATATGGAATCTCAATATGCGTCAATGCTCAACAACCCTCTTCTGATCCTCATAGATCAATATGCCGTTCCGCTCCAAGATAGCCTCATACAAATCAATAAGCAATATCGCACACTCAAGCTGCGTAGACGCGCTATCACTAGCAAGCACACCATGACGCAAAGATTGCATGTGGCCGAGTAGCGCCTGTTGGTCTGGACTTAGAGGCGGCGTCAACATCATTCTAGCTCCGGTGAATAGGGGTATAGAAGCGGCGGGTTATTTTTGGGGGGGTGGGGGGGGTGCTTGCGCAAAACGCATAGCTTACCCCCAGAGTTATAAGGATTATTATGTTAAATAGAAAACAAGTAACTGTTATTGCTACAGAATTTATTGCAGCTAGGTATGCACTCAGCGCAAACCACAACATGTTGTGCCTACCCTGCTGCTTTGCCTGCCTCGCCCCCACATTGATGGGGTATCCAGACACCACAGCTTCACGCGCGTAGATGGGACGAACAGGATGTCCCGTATACACATGATATGCTATCATCTGTTCATCATTGACTTAGTTGCATTGCTGTCCACTAATCCCCCGATCATCGTATCGATGATGCCCTTCTGCTCTCCAGTGTAATAGCTTTGATCCCATTGGTTCACAGCATATCCTCGAATGAATGCGTCCATCCTTGATACTTCAAACCACTTATCAAAGTCTCTGTTCTCTCCATACTTTGACTTAGCAATCTCATAGGCTTGCTTGTCCACTTGGATTTGCTCTGTCGTTCTTGTGCCTTTGAGTTGCTCTCTCAACCTAGCATAGTCTTCACTCAATGATGGAGCAGCATGGAGCATGTCACCTAGTATTGCGTTCTCTAGTTCTTGGCCTGACATTGATTGATCAAAGACTTCAATCCTAGCCTTGCCTGTCGGGCTGTCTTCTGGATGATAGAACTCAAGCTTTCTTTGATCTGCCACGCCGGATGATCGTTTATCTGCCAGCTCAATACCTGAGAATATCGGGTACTTTTGTTTTAATCGTGCTTCTATTTCAGTGATTGTTTCAGCCATTTTAACCTCAATGCTTGGTTGCCAAATCTGTCTTATCTTTGATTGGTTCGTCTACCGCAGTAACTTCGACTGCATCACCACCGGCCCAACTGATTGTGAATGCTTGTGACTGTGGCTGATCTTCTTTCTTATCTCGAATGCCAAACGGTTGGTTTCTTGCTGTTGTCCACTTGAGGGTATCAATCTCTAGCCTGCGTCTATTGACTTCAGCGTTCAGTTCTCTGACATCCACTCCTTTTGGCAGTGGAGCCATTGCCAATCCATTGAGGTGATCGGCGTAGTATTCTGCTTGAAGGATACGCCCTTTGCGGTACAGCTCCCACAGTTCGTCATCTCCTGCCACTGCTCTTGTGACTGCTCGATATGTTGGCATGTCTTTTGATTTAACAATATCAACTAGGGTTTCGCCTTGTGCTAGTCGATCTACGATCTTTTCCATGATCTCTGCGTTAACGGTTCTACTTTTTCCCATTTGGTTCACCTCTTTGTTTGTGGGATTATAGCACAAAAAAGGCCCAGCGCAATAATGCTGGGCCAGTAGTTGAGGAAGCAGAGCAGTGGGAAATGGGAGGGACGCCGCTCTATCCGTACCTTAGTGTATCAGAAAGGAATGTGATCATCAAATGTTTTTGACCTTTTGGGCCTAATGTCCACGACTTCTGCGTTGGGGAATGATTGCTTGACTGCTTTTTCAAACTCTCCTGCTTTGTGTTCTCTGAAGTGTCTGTATGCTAGAGCGACTTCACGCATTGTGAGCAGTTCTAGTTCTGGTCTTTGTTGTTTAATTGCTTGCCACGATCTTCCATCTTTCATTATTCCGAACAGCTCACCGTCTATTTCCATCTCCCAAATGTCCGTAGAGGCTCTTTGAGCGCCTAGACGCTCTGCTTCTGCATCCATAGCCGTCAGCCCTCTAACAACGATCTCTGCGCGTATTTTACATTCCTCTGTATTATTCTCTTCGATAGCTGCGTTCATCTTTGCCATTGCAGATCCATACTTCTGGGCTGTTTGTACGCTTACGATTTCTGGCAGCATGTCGATCCCCCATTTAATATCCATTTGTATTGCCAATCGATCTACTGGTGCGATTGCGTAGTCGCACATAATTTCTGTTTTGCTTGCTTCACGATTAAACAGTCTGTCTGCTTTTTTTGAATACTTAGGTTTTTTAGTTTTCATTTGGGTTCCCATCTTCTTTTATTCCTCCACAGTTAAATCACCACAGTTTTATCTAATCCACATTCCCCCACAGTAGTATGTCTAATACATACAACTACTGTGGTGGAAGTATTTGTGGCCTTTTC